GCTTCGATGCTATCAGTGATGGTATTGCTGCTTTCCCTAAGGAAGAAACAGAAGGTGAAGCTTTATTCATCTTAATCAACAGAAAAGATTCAAGTGCTTGAAGAAAGGCTTTAGGCGATGACCTCAAGTATGTAGAAGCCTTTGTTCGTAGAGGTTATATTGGCACTGTTTGTGGTGTTCCAATTTTCTGGAATGATGTTGTTCCACAGGGTAAGACTTTCTTAGCAACTCGTGAAGCTGTCACAGTATTTGTTAAGAAGGGTGTAGAAGTTGAAAGAGACAGAGAACCTAACTTACGTAGAAATGATTTATATATCCGTAAGGTTATGTTAGTTGCTTTAACAAATGCTGATAAGTGCATTGAGTTAACTACAGATGCAGACCCAAGAACTGGCTACACTGTATTAAGTGCAGCTCCACAGAACTGGGCAACTAACTACAACGACTACTACACATTCGATGTTGTTGAAGAAGAAATGGTAAAGAATGACTTCGATGCTGCACCAACATTCGTAGCAGGTCAATTCTGGTCAAAGGACTAATAATTTATAGGAGGTATTCCAATGTTAGATATGGTTAAGCTGTTACTCGGGATTACCTCGACAGACAAAGACGAATTACTTTTATTTCTCATTGAAAAAGCATCTGATGAAGCTAGGAACATTACTCACAGACCTGACATTGAAGGATTAGAAAATGTCATCTGTGATATGGTTGTTTATAACTACAATAGAATAGGTACTGAAGGTTTAAAGAGAGAAGTTTATTCAGGTGTTACCTATGAATACACCGATGAATATCGACCTTTCATTTATAGACAATTATTAGGTTATAGAAAGATAATTGTATGTTAATTCAGAGAGATTGGATTAAAGTTAATAAATTAACCTATTCGAATGAATTAGATGATTATGGGCAGAAGAGACAGGTTACACCTACCTCTACTGAAATAGAAGTTATATGGAAGCTTTATAATCAGATAAATGTCAATAACCCTAACTATGTTGATGTAGACGTTATTTGCTTAACGAAAGATACTACCATTAATGATACTAATCAAATAGTGAAAGATAGCGTTACCTACAACATTCTAATGATTATTCCTGGTAAGTACTATCAGGTATTTCTAAAGAAGGTTTAATGAGTTTAAGAAGGTTAGAGGTTAAATTAGATAAGTTAGCTAACTTAGATTTAACCAAAGCTCTTACTAAAGCTTGTGTGGTTATTGAAAACAGTGCCAAAGTAAAAGCACCTGTTGACACTGGTTATTTAAGAAGAAGTATTACTCACGAAGTAGAGGGCAATGTTGGTTTAGTGGGTACTAATGCTGAATATGCTCCGTACTTAGAATTTGGTACAGGCATATTTGCAGAAGAAGGTACAGGTAGGCAAACACCGTGAAGGTATCAAACACCAGATGGTCAATGGCATACCACTAAAGGTAGACACCCACAACCGTTTCTTCGCCCTGCCTTTGATGAAAATAGAAGTACAGTTGAAACAATAATAAGAGATGAATTAGGCAATGCTGTTAAGGAGGTTGTAAATGGTTAATTATCATCAGAGCTTATTTGATAAATTAAAGACCTCTTTTCCTGATATAAGGGTAGAGTATGAGTTATTTGTTGATTCTTCTACTCCACTTCCTTGTATTACTTATATGGGTGCAAATAACATGTCTTATTTGAAGGGTGATACCTTACAGTTCTCTAACTTATCCTACTATATTAAGGTATGAGGTAATTCATTAAGTGAAACATTACCAATTATGGAACGGATAGATGATAAGATGAGAGAATGAGGTTTCACCAGAGAGAGTTCTAATGAACTATCTTTTAATACAAACATTTGTCTAATATCACTTTACAGTGGTATTGGTTATGAAAAAGAAACGGAGAATTAATTAAATGGCAAAAAAGGGAATCCTTTCAAAAGGTATTAAATTCTATTATGCTACATATTCTACTGGTGCTACTCCTACTTTAGGTTCATATAATGAAGTATTAAACTTACAGGCAATTCCTTCATTAGGTGGGCAGAAAGATAAGGTAGAGGTAACTACTTTAGCTGATGAAGCCCATCAGTATATCAATGGCTTAATTGAATATGGAGATTTAGACTTCAGATTCTTATATGATAACTCTGCTAGTAC